ACTGTTTATATCTTCGTAAATGTTAAACTCAACAAGTAGGTTTCTTATGTCAAGTCTTTTAGGTGTACCATCACCATCAAATGATGAATAAGATATTAGATTGACGCCACCTAACTGAAAGGCACCAGCTCTATCAATTTGATCAGTCATTATTTCCTCACTAGATTATTAAATTCTTCAATAAATGTTGATAGATAGCTTTCGTTTAGTAGTTTAATTTTTCTTTTCTCATCTTGTAAACGTTGTTCAAACTCCCTATTAGAGACGCTTTGCGCCCCCGTAGCGTCACTATTTACCTCTATTAGATATGAGTAGTCGTCTGGTCCATTAGCTGTCGTTTTACCACTTGATTTTGTCACTTCATAATGATGTATAGCACCTGGATTAGTGTACTTATCTGTTAAAAATGTTTCAAATGTTTGTTCACTCATAGGCCAATCATAATATACATCTGTTATATTATTTGTCAATAGAATAACCCAATGTAAATCTGCTGATCCGAAGTGTTTGAATGCTGTATCTTCTGGTCTCTCACCACTTGGCACATCATATGAATCATATAAACTAACTTCATCTATAACTTTATCTCTTACTTTGACACGAGTCATTAAATCAGTGACTAGTTTTTCATTACCATCACCATTTAAATCGTAAAAGCCTTTTTCAAATTGATTAAAATACATATTAGTGTCCTATCGCTACTGTTTCTTTTGTCATTATTTCCATCTCAACAAAGTCTAAATCCATTTTTGTTAATACTGGCGCAGCACCTTTATCATCACCCTTAAATGTAGTGAATACACCCTCTGGCGCATAGTCCAAGTTCATACTTCTTAACGCACATCTAGCGACTTTAGGCACATACATATTGGCACCGTCTCTGTACATATATGTTATTTGAAATTGTGCTGGTGCTGTTAGATAACCTAGACCTCTTTTCTCTGGCATCATGTTAAATTTAAATATCTCTATAATTCTTTGTACTTCGTCTTTTTCTTGTTCGTTCTTTGGTGCAAACTCATATGGGAATTGAAAATCCCTAAATGGTACAGATTTAAATACCATTTCTGAATTAGGATTCTGTGAGAAACCTCTACCTTTATCTACTGCTGCACCTAAACCTGGTATTGCAATCTCTAATGCTGATTTTGTGACACTCTCTAAAAAGTTTTTCATTACATCACCTCCAACACCTACACTTTCCATAAAACCTTTACCATCAAAGAAACCAGCCATTGTACCAGCGATACCAGTATCTGCTTGTTCATAAGTCACACCATAATTAAACTTAACTGCAGGTGGTGTGTACAATATAATACTATCAGATATTCTAGTATGTATTTGTAAGTTCTTTTTACTATTAATACCTGACGTTTGACTTCTTAATATACTTTCACCGCCTTGAAATTTTTGTTCTTTTAATCTAGCTAATCTTTTAGCTTGAAATGCTTGTAATTTACCCTCACCAACCATACCTAATGATTTTGGCACAGCCTTTTCACCTCTGCCACGACCATAACCCGTTCTTTTATTTTCTATTACATCAAATATAACATAATGACCATCTGCCAAATTAGTAGTCTCTTGTGGGTATTGTGCGATACCATAATTATATGGATTGGCAACAGCATTCATGTGTGCCACAGGACTTTTTGACATATCTAGTGGCGATTTACTTGCCAACTTCGCAGCTAGTTTCTTTGGTTGACCAAAGGCTGCGTTCTGAAAACCACTAATTAAATTACTGGCTACCTTTTGTTTAATGATACTCTTTACTTTGTTTGTGAAAAAACCCATTTAAATTCCTTTATATATACTTGTATATTTATAACATTATGAAGAAGTCTTACAAAGGTTTATATCGTCCTAGCAACCCAAAAAAGTATGTTGGTGATGTCACAAAAATAGTATATCGTTCATTATTAGAGCGTAAGTTTATGTTATACTGTGACCGTAATCCTGATATAACATATTGGGCTAGTGAAGAATTAGCGATTAGATATTATAATCCAGTGGACAAAAAGTACCATAGATACTATCCTGACTTCATAGTTCGTACTATCAAAGGCGACAAAATACTGATTGAGATTAAACCATCTCGTCAATGTAAACCACCAAAAACACCTACAAAGAAAACAAGAGCATTCATGCGTTCTAGTTTTGAGTATATTAAGAATAGAGCGAAGTGGAAAGCAGCAACACAATATGCTGATGATAACAATGCAAAGTTTAAATTGATTACTGAAAAAGACTTAGGTAGTTATTAGGCTGACATATCACCATAAAGTGACATTCTACTATAATCATTATTTTTAGCACTAGCAGCAATTGAATTTGTAGTATTATTATTTACAGCATTATTGTTTATTACTGCGGCAGCATTATTTGTACTTGATTGACTATTGCTTGTGTTTAGGAATGGTGGAACACTTGATGTTGCTGTACCAGTTCCATTTTGAGCAGCAGCCACTGTACCTTTACTCTCTGCTGGAACAATCTCTGCAGGTTCACTAGCAGGCATAGGGACATTTTCTATTGTTTCTAATTCATATTTCTTTGGCAATACCTTATTAATTAATCCAATGGCACCATTTATCATATCTATAAAAAAGTTTTGTATCCTATTAAATACACCTTTAAAAAACTCTGATATTTTACTTGGTATGGCTTTTACTTTTTCTACAAATGAATCAAATGCCAAACCTATCGCCTCAAACTTCTCACTAAAGAAGTCTTTAATCTGGCCAGGTATTTCCATAATTCTATCTTTGAATCTCATTAAACTTTCTTTATTTTCTTCAACTATTTGTAATAGTTTAACGAACCCTGCTATCATTAACCCTATGGCAGCTACAATAGCAATACCAATAGCGATAAAAGGTAGCATTGATACTATCGCACCTATCATACCCAAAATAAAACTTTTAAACAATACAGCAGCTTTTTTTATAAAACCAAACAATAATAATCCTAATTTTTTAAAGTGTTTACCTAATGCCATTAATGGTTTTAATAAGAATCTTAATGGTTTTAATAAATCCATAAAATAACTACCTAATTCTGTTATAGCAGTTATAGGGCTCATCAAGGTATCTATAAATGTATTAGCAACATCTTGTAATCCTTGAGGAATATATTTGTCAACAAAATTACTAACACGGTCTCTCATTGATTCACCTTCTTTATCAACCATGTCTCTCTCTTTTTTGTTTAATACTTTTAATAAAGCAGTACGTTCTCTTTCTTTTTTAATTATTTTTTCTTGTGATTCTATGATAACCTTTCGTCTTTTTTTAGTATTACCACCTTCTTCTTGTACTAATTTTGCGTTAGCAGCTATCTTTTCTTTTTCTAATTTAATTGTTTCATTAGTTTGGATTAATTCTTTTTCTTTTTGTGCTATTTGTGTTTGAGATAATATTAAAACTTCACCCATATTAGTAACCTGAGCCTTTACATTATTCTCTCTTAACTCACTAACAATTTTTTCTGATTTATTAATTCTATCTTCTCTTTGACTAACAAACTTAGCAAGTTCTTTACTGTAATCTTTTATATCGCCACCAAAGTTTTGTAATAGTTTATCTAACTTTTCTAAACCTTGTGAAAATCTATTTACTGGTCCAGCTCTTAGGTCGTCTGTAATGTCGGCAACCATTTGTGGTATACTAGGTGTGACTGCTTTGGCAGCAGCAGTAATAGATACACTCGCAGTAGCAAATATTGTGTTCGCAATATCTTTTACAGAACCTTGTATTAGTTCTTTTACTCCTGGTTGGCTTATATCTACTACTGGTAATGCCATTATTTTTTACTCTTACTTGTTCCTGTGTATAGGCCAAACCAAGCAGCACCAGCACCAACTACGATACTAATTAAACCACTTTGTTCCATTGTGGGTGCGCCTAAGTTCATATACCATATAACACATTTGTATAATAGGATTATGTAAACTGTTAAGAATAGTCTTGGAAATATTCTCCAAGCGTCAACAGCTCTAGCCATATGAATTAATTTTGCGTATGGGTTAGGTCCCATGTCTTTTACAGATGTATCTACTTCTAAATCAACTTTTACTTTTTTAGTGATTTCTTTCTTATCAGCAGGTACAACAATTTTATCTTCTACTTCACTCATTATTTTTTCATCGCCTCTCTTTTACGTTTTTCGTTTTCTTCTTTAATATAATTTGTTAATAAACTAACATAAATCTCTTTTTCCCAAGGTATTAGATTATCTAATTCTGTCAATGAATATTTATGATGTTGCATAAGAGCAAAATTATTTTCATAGTAGGCCTCTAGGCTGTTATGGGCGAGGCTTATTGAAAAAAATCTTGTAATCCCTTAAATGTCACTTCACTTTTAACGTTAGTCTTTGGATTAATCACCTCAACTGTATGTCTTAATTGTGGCGCACTCTCAAAAAACTTCTTAATATCACCAAATACTTTTTGTGTAAGACCCTCAATAAATTCTTTTAGTTCTTTTTGTGTACTATCTTTCGCAGGATATGTCTTGTCGCCCTCATAGATGTGGTCTATACATGCGCAGATAACATTAAATGTACTATCGGCGTCACTTTTATTTACATCAAAACCAGCCTTGGTTATTCCTAACGATGGATAATTTAAAACTAAACCTAAATTTCTCTTTTCGTCTATTACAATTTTGTTCGTATGATCGTCTTCTACTTGTACCTGTACTTCTGATAAATCAAGTTCAACATCTGTTGCAGTTTGTTTATCATCTGGACAGATAACTTTAAACTTTGATTTTTCACCAACTGATTTAGCTCTTACTTGTAGTAACAAATATTCTATATCAAACATTGGTAATTTTTCTATGTCAAGTTTTTCATATGTACAAGCTTTTAAAACTTCTTTTGTCGCATTTATTATTTCGTTATTGTCTTTTGATTCCATGGCCATTAGTAGTATCTTTTCTTCTTTTACTAAAAATGGTCTGTAATGTACTTGCGTATCTTGTGAGGCAAGTGTGCATTCATATCTTGGTGTTTCAACTATTGGTAATGCCATTATATCTCCTTATTATATTAAATATTTAGTGGTGGTATTTTAAATGGTGGGAATACTCTACCACCAGTTATTCTACCTATCGGTGCCTTTCTTCTCAGTTCATTCAACACGTCACGCCCTGCTCTTCTTATTTCTGGTGGTAACTTACTTATTAGTCCACCAAATATACCTCCAGCTCTTTTTACTGTAGGTGCTTTAAAATCTGATTCTCCTAAATCTATACCACCTGTCTTATCTATGAAGTAATTAACCCAGTTTCTAAATGAGAAAGTCACCTCAAATGTTTGTATTGCATTTGTATCATGGCTAAATGATACATCACTTATAATTTTAGGATAAGCTTCTAATAGTCTAACAGCATATGTAACATCGTCCCTTTCGTCTCTACTTGCATATTGACCAAGCGCCATTATGTCAATTGGTGCAACATAATCGTTATAGTAATTTATATTGTGTGTTAGATTACTAAATGCTGCCTTCTGCCATATTTCAAAAAAAGTTCTTTCTCTCATAAATTTATCTGTATAAAATGTTGCCGTAACTTCTGGTGTGGTATAGTTATATACAAATTTTCTTGTTGGACCATTATGTCTAATTTCTTTTTGTACAGCTTCTCTACTTGGCATAGTGATCGCACTACAAAATGCTTGTACACGTCTTTTGGTTGGGTCCTGGTTCATTGTTCTAACCAATTCTGGTGTAGAGAAACCATTTTGTTCATCTTCCATATTTTGTGTTGTAGATTGCATTAACGATCCATTTGGTAAAGCAAACTCAACATAAAATCTAGCCTTTCTTTGAAAGCCTTCTGCCTCATTTACCATTGCCTGTACTCTACCCAAGGTAGATTCAGGATTACCACCAGCCTTTTGTCTTAAACGTGGATCAGATTGTACATTATCAAGTGACCTATCTCTAGGTAAACCTAAACGTATATCAAAACCACCAATTCTTTTTCCGCCTCTTAATATTGCCATTAGTATGGACTTCCTTTTCTAAATTGTTGTACAGGCAACATAACTGCTAATGCTGCTTCATCAAAATCAACTCTTAAAAAACTTGATCTAACATGACTATACAAATATTTCTTAATGGTAGTTCTAGCAATTCTAACATTCTTAATACCATCATAGGTAGCATCAATTCTTGTTGTTGACTTCATACCACCAGAGGCATATCTTTGTAAATTGTTCAATAAACTCACTCGTTGAACAGGTCTTATATAGTGAAAGTTCATTCCCATAAATCCACCTGGAATTGTCTCTAAAGGTAGAACAAGTGGGAACCTATCATACAAAGGTAATACCTGTTTATATTTAGGGTCATAATAGAAGAAATTTAGTCTTCCTTTACTAGGAATACCATTTAATTTACCTGATCTCATAAGGGCCGCAGCAGTAACTCTATCGCTAAGTGTGGCTACATTTTTCTTATACCAATCAACACTTTTTCTAATGCCACCTTGTTGTATTTTGATAGGGTCTAATATTGATATTGCCATACGCTATATTTATATATAAAAAAGGCGGCCTTTCAGCCGCCCTTTCAAAGTTATTGATGTGAGAGAGAATTACTCCTCTTCAGCCAATTTACTAAAGTAAGACAACGTATCGTCATCATCACTAGCTGCTTTTGGAGCAACATCAGTACTTTTCGCAACACTACCACTTTGAGGCGGGAGGTCTGTTTTATCAGCAGTTGTTGCGCTTCGTACACCTGTAATCGTC